ATTTCGTTATTGGTACTAAAGAGCCTTGCAGCTGACTTTGATGGTGATACACTTAACATCTTATTCTTATTGAATAAAGAGTTTATCCAAATGGCAGAGAATATTTTATCACCAAGACAAATGTTTATCAGTAGAAATGACGGAATGTGTAATGGAGATTTCATTCATTCACGTGACGTTATAATTAATGCTAACTCTATGAAAAATCTCTATCAGTATAAACCTGATGAGATTGCTAAGATTAAAGCATTACAAGCAATGGATTAATTATATAGGGTTAGTTTATCTAACCCTATAAATTTTATATTAAGGAGAACAAAAATATGAAAAAGAATAAGAAATTAAGCAATGCTGAATTAGATCAACTTATTGAAAATGTAGTAGACAAACTTGAAAAACAAGATGTTATTTATAAAGATGAAAATGATGTTATTCATCTTGTAGATAAAGATGGTATAAAATATACCAAGATTGATACTGGCGTAAAACAGGCAAATTCTGTTGGAGAATTTATTAAAATTTTAGAACAGCTTCCGCAAGATGCTGAGTTTGAATTGAATGGCATAGCTAAAGTAAAAACATCTGAAATGGGTTATCCTGAGGGAGATCTAACAATCACACCTATGTATAATGAAGATCTTCCAGAAATTCCTTTTGAAGATTGTGAAGAATGCTGTGGCGAATGCAAATGTGATGAAGCTGGTGATATAGATCAGTGTGAGAAAGAGTTTGCTGAATATTCAATGAAAAAATATCTCTATGGAGTAAATGAAACTGCGCCTGAGATTATTCATGGTATGAGACATAGTCCTGTAGATCAAATTATTTATCAAACAAAAGTATGTCATCCTAATGCACTTCAGCTTGATTATGAAGCAACAATGCTTGGCAATAATCAGTGTGCTATAATTGATGAAATGAGACATCATAACGCATATGTTGCCGAATGTATTGCTGAGATGACTCGTAGACAAGTATCAGCACTTCTTGAATATAATACTCAGGCAATGGCTAACTTTGCTGTGGCTACAAAGAAAGATATGTGTGTTATTGTAGATAAAGATACTGACGATTTTGAGGATTAATAAAATGAATTGTAATTTTCAAATTGGAGATATTGTTGAAGTAGCAGATAAAGTTGATACTGATATAACTACAATCGCAACAATTAAAATTATAGAACCAGATGCAGATTTACCAAATGTATTTTGGTTATATCTTTTAGCAAATGAGGAAGTTCTTAATACTAATATGCATCCTGTTGTTGGATACTATTGGGATATAATTGCTAGCGATAGTGAATATATTAGACTTCTTAGCAGAGCTACAATATCATAAATATTTAAATCTATTTATTAGAGGGAGGATTAACCTCCCTCTTTTATTTTTTATTAAATTATATAATAAATGTATATTATATAAATATAATAAAAGGAGGTGAAAATATTTATGAGTAACGTATTAGAAATTTGTACAGATGCAAGTATACGCACATTTCCTAATGGTAGAACATTTGGATGTGCTGGAGCTTTATGCATCACTACAATGGAACAAGATTATTTAGTATCGCAAGATACAACCAATAATAGATCTGAGCTCTTAGGAGTATATTTAGGTCTTAAATTGGGAAAACGTATTATGGATGAAAATCCTAATTACAAAAGTATGATTATTTATTCAGACAGTCAGTTTGCAATATTTGGATTGACAAAATGGATGGCTGGATGGATGAAATCAAAAGATACTAACGGAATAATTTATGGTTCTAATGGTAAACCTGTAAAGAACCAAGAGTTATTTATGTGTATCTTATCATTTATTACATCTAATCAAATTAAAGTTACATTTAGACATTGTTCTGGCCACGTTAGATACACCAGTACTAAGATGCTCAGACAAGCAAACGATGTTTATTATAGGTCTAATGGAGAATATCTACGTCCAGAAGATATTTTTAAATTAGCATATTATAATGACATTGTAGATACTACAACTAGAGAATATTTACAAACTATCAATCCTGATATATATCCAAAAATGGATTATTCAAATAATTATCAGATGATGGCAAAATATGTAGTTCCAAATAATTATACGAACTTTATAGGAGATTAAATGATGTATGAGAATATGCAAGGGATGATTCAAAATGGTGGATTTGGAACTTCTGGTCCAATGAACTTTCAAGGATTTAACCCCTATCAAAACAATATGATACCATTTGGAAACTATAATCAACCATCGGTACAACAGCCGTATCAGTATTATAATAATCCATATGGAAATCAACAACCACAAAATAATGGACTGGTATTTCAACCAGTCGGAGGTTATCAACAACCAAAAAATAATTACAATTATTATAATCCTTATGGAAATACATTTACTCCAACACCATACGGTTATAATTCATATGGTAATGCTTATAGCTATAATTATTATAATGGATATAGACCATATGCATCACCTGTTGCAATGCAACAATATCAAAATCAACAAATAGAATTGTTTAAAATGAAATATCGTTTAGCAAATCATTATGTTGGAAATGAGATTAATGAAGATTATCTTGATAAATTATGTAACCCTAATAATCAAATATATCAGAAATCTCAAGAACAAATAGCTGCAGAAGAAGAGCATAGATTTATGCAATATGTTTCTAATGTAGCATGTGGAATAATACAAGTTCCAAAATCTAATATACAACGTGAAGCAGATATGTTGAATCTAATGTCTTATAATTTACATCAAGCATTAGATAATCATTCATTATGTGAATTTTTAGAAGATGATCTTTGGAAGTTACAAAGAGAATTTTGGATTAGGGATAATCTTAAATTAAATGGTAATAGAGATCTTTCAACCACATATAATAGTAGTGATTATAATGAACTATTAAGGCTACACAATAGCTCTACAAGTCCATATGTAAGCGATTTACTTAATAATTCAAGATATGATAATAATCTTGACGATATAGAAATCGGTATGAAAATGGCATTTGATAGAGAACGAAGAAGGAAAGCAATATTAGAAGGTAAAGTTCCTGATTTCATTTCGTCGGACGAAACACAAAAACGTCGACATGAATGGACGCAGCAACTAATGAATCAAATTTATAGAAAAGGAGGAGGCGTATAATGTCTAGGGTATCTTTAATTGAACAACTCTATGCTCCTAAGAAGAAAAGTGCCCTGGAATTTGATTATGATAAATTATGGGCACCACCCATAAGATTCTTTTTATCGCAGCAGGATATTAATGAATTATATAAAATTGCTACTTCATTAAAATATAATGATAATATTGAAAAGAAGTACGAACTCATAGATGCAGTCATGAGGCCTCGTGGATTTAAACGTGGTAATTGCGGCACTAATAGAGTAGTTTATAATTTCTTAGAAGACACATCATTTTGTATGAAGATTGCACTTGATCGTGTAGGTATTAAAGATTCTCCAAGAGAATTTAAAAATCAAGAATTCTTTAAACCGTTTTGTTGCAAGATATTTGAAGTGGATCCAACTGGAGTTATAGCATGTGTAGAGCGTGTTAATCCAATATCCTCATTAGAGGAATTTATATCTGTTGCAGATGATATATTTAATATGATGGTAACTAAAATCATTGGAAAATATGTTGTAGATGATTTAGGTACTGAAAAGTTTATGAATTACGGAACTCGTTATAATGCTAATGGTACAGCATTTGGTCCCGTAGTTTTAGATTATCCGTATGCTTATGAATTAGACGGAGCTAAACTCCATTGTGCAAAGCCTGTTCTGATTGGAGATAAAGAATTTGCTTGTAATGGAGAAATTGATTATGATGCTGGCTTAAACAATCTAGTATGCAGTAAATGTGGACGAACTTATAGCGCTAGAGAGCTAGCAAGAGATGATTCAAATGTACTAAAATTCTATTCAGATGAAGATCGTGGTAGACTTAGGGCAAGAATCGTGAGAGAAGATGGAACGATTATAAAAGATAGTGGTCGTTCATCAAAAACATACATTACTAAAGAAGAATATGAGGAGGGCATTAGAATGTTCGAATTAAAAGACTTAGGTCCACGTCCGGTAGAAAAAACAATTAAAAATAAATATGTCCCGATGAAGAAACTTAGGGAACAATATCATTCAGAACTTCAACTTAAAGCTTATGAGGAAATGCAAAAAAGAAATGCAGAACCTTTTAATCCTGCAATGAAATCTGAATTTAGTCCTAGACCAGCAAAAAGAGCTGGTAAAAATGAATCTAAAGATAATACAATCATTGCAGATCCTATAGTAGCAACTGAAGAAAGAATTCAAAATGTTACAATAGCAGCAAGAGCAGAAGATGCTATCAATGAACAGGAATCTGAAATTGTAAAAGAAACAACTTTTGAAGAGGCTTTAGCTGAAGCTTTAGAAGCAGAACCTGATACGGTCGATGAAGATATGCCTTTAGAAGAAGCTATAAATAAAGCTTTAGAGGAAGCTGAAGACGATGATTCTGAAGATGAAGAGGGTACTGAGTATTATGAAGAGAATGATACTGTTGAAAATTCTGATGAGGAATCAGAAGAAGAGGAAGATGAAGAAACTGTTTCAGAAGATGAAGAATTTGAATCAAATAATTCAGATGAACAGAAAGGATTTGATGAAGAAATGGAAGCAGAAGTATTTCCTGAAATGAATAATGATAATATTATAGTTGGAGTAGACTTATCTAATGATGAGGAAGATTATTCTAATTATATTCCGCCTGAAGAAGAAGATGAAGAAGACTTTGAGGATGATGAAGACGATGAGTATTCTGAACTGTATGCATTTGATCGTAAAGCACAAAAACGCGACAATAAAAAACAGCAGAATAAATCCAAAAAGTTTAATAGTGGAGATATGAGCGATTATTAATTATTTATTGGAGGTGAATAGATATGTTTAATAATCATGCAATGTCTGTAGTTACAGACTTACGAATGTTAGGGCCTGAAATAAATAATAAAGATTTTATAGCTATTGCAGCGATTACAACAAATGATTATCCTAAATTGCCTAATATATATAATGCAAGCATATTAATTCCACCTACTGAAATTCTTATGCGTTGGGCAGATGGAGATCCGTATGTACTTCAAGCAAACTATCCTAATTATCTTAGAACTCAGACTCCTGATGATATGATAGTAGCATTAATTGCTCTTCTTACTCAAAAGAATGTGATATTATACATACCTGGAGATGAGTTTAATATATTTGGTCAAATGTTATTAGATCATATATATTTCAATTATGGTATTATATGTAATACCCCAACAACGCAATTTGCAATGGATCAAGCAAAGATACCATTTTTACTTTCTAGATTCTATATGATTGATGCTATGAATCCAGAAGATTATCTTTCAGCATATCCAGCAAATGCATTATTACCAGAGTTTGTTATAAATAAGCTTGCTGAAGAAATGAAACCGTTCCAACAACCTGTATCATTCCAACAGTATGCAGAATATTTTAACAAACTAAATGCTGCCAAAGGAACAACCATTGCCCATCCAGAGATGGTTAAGGTGGTGGAAAAATGATAGCATTTATGGATGATCCTAAGTATGCAGAATTAATCCGCTATAAATTTCCAGGAAGAGAGCCAGTTATATTAAATCTCTCTTCTTATTATAGCGGTCATATAAATATTGCTCATTTGATTACAAAGATCTCACCAATTAATAATACAGGTATGATGATGCCCGATTTTGTTAATTCTGTGGATTTTGATATTCAATATGCTTCGGCTGTATTAAATAATCCAGAGTTATTTGGATCTTTAATTAATATCATGCTTAGAGCTTATGAAGGATATTTAGTATGTATTCTGGTGCAAAGGGATCCATATAGAGATGCCGTTATGGAATCTTTAATTAAATTAATCCAGCAAAGATACGGATATAATTGTTGGATTATTGAAGATGCTGATGATATTGAAGTGATATCCGAACAAATGATGTTCCCTAACGGGCTTATTACGTTAGATGAGGATATTAAACAATACAATCAGATGTATTCTAAAGGTTTGGTAGGCAGTATACTGCCAAATATAAATCTTGAATAATTTTATAGGAGAGCCATAATAGGCTCTCCTAAATTATATTTTTTGGAGGTTAATATGAAAAGAATATTATCTAATATAGATGATAATAGGGATTGTAATAAATCTATGAATGAAATTATATATAGTGAAAATAATTATGCAGATTCAAAAGATATTAAAGTAAAAGAAGAATCTATAGAGATTAATTGTCCCATTAAGGTCGATGAGCAAATACTTAATATAGATTTATCAGTTCTTAATAATGAAGAAAAGATTCAATTTTATAATTTATTAAAGAAAATTCAACAACCTAAAGCATGGAAACCTAAAGCAGGTGAAAATTATTTTTATATTAATCAGCATGCTGAAGTTATGAATGGTAATTGGAGCAATGAATCTGTAGATATAGGTAGATATTCTATAGGTAATTGTTTTAAAACAGGAGAAGAAATTAAATTTACTATAGAAAAACTTAAAGTTGAGGCTGAAATAAGAAGATACATTGAAGCTAATGATACTGAAAAAATAGATTGGAATAATAGCAAACAGCATAAATGCTATTTAATTTATTTGCATATACACAATATGATTAGTGTAAAATATGCTAATACTACTATGATTCAAGGACCAATATATTTTTCTAAAAATATTAATGTTGATGATATGATTAAAACTATTGGTGCTGATAGAATTAAAAAATATCTTTTTGGAGTTGAATAATTATGGATAAATATACAAGTGCGATAAAAGAAAGAATAAAATTTATTCTTGAAGAAGATCCTGAAGTTAAACAAGTTTATGATAATAATGAAGGATGTTTTAAGAATATTATTATTCCAAGTATAATGGATTCTGATAATGAAATCCATACAATGATTAGCATTCTTGCAGCTCAGGCAGTTATGTATGATAGGCTTTTAAATAATATTGCTCAATATGGCGATAAAGAACTTATCAAGAAATGTAATGAGGATATACATAACGTATTTGCTCAAGAATAATTACACCTTTGACATTCTATTAATTATAGTACGGAGGTGTTAATTATGCTTACTCAAGCTAATATTGATGCTTTAATGAAAGAAATTCAAACTAATGGATATGCAGAAATATATTATGTAGCTCATATGATTGAAGGTCGTGAGACTAATACTTTGGATGAGCATACATATAAAAGTGTATCTGATTTTAAAGTAGTTAAAGTTAAAGTAGATAATATTAAAAATGCTTATATTGAATATTATAATTATAAGAAAAATCCTGATAATTATCATGAAGAATCTGAAGAATGCTATTATGATAAAAATACTAAATATATTCACTATTTTACAGTACCTAACGGCGAAACATCATATACTAAAGATTTTAATGCAAGAATACCTGCTATAATTTATGGTTATAGAAGAAAAATAGGAGACAGCGATGAAGCTATTATAGATCCTTCACCTGTAAAAGAAGTATACGTTAAAAAACCAGTATATGGTAATACGGTATATGATGAAAATGTAGATTTAATCAAAAATAATCTTGACTGGAAATATATTGATCTCGAAGGAACAGCAACTATAGATGATGATGAATATGGATTTGTGACATCTGATTGGTATATATTAAATCTGGTTAACTATCCTATGATTGAAAAACCATTAATTAATGTAAATCAATTTAGTTGTTATTTTATGTCAGAAAATGTGCCTAAAGGCCAGATAGATCCAGGTCTTATAAACGCATTTGATTATATTGAACAATTAAAAGCTTAATATTAATGGATAGGGTAAATCCCTATCCATTAAATTATCTAGAAAGGATGATTGATTATGATAGCAATAGCAGCAGTTGATGCAAATTGGGGAATAGGAAAAAATAATAAACTTTTATTCCGTCTTAAAGAAGATATGGAATTCTTTAAAAAAATGACAACTGGTAAAGTTGTTGTTATGGGTAGAAAAACATTTGAATCTCTGCCTAATGGTAAACCGCTTAAAAATAGATTAAATCTTGTCATTACATCTCAACCAAGAGAATCATATGATAACGTTATTTTCGGTACAATGGAAGAGATTCTTGAAGAGATTAAAAAACATCATACCAATGATGTATTTATTATTGGTGGTGAGTCAATCTATAAACAATTTATAGGCTTATGCGATATGGCTTATATAACACATGTGAATAAAGTGTATGATGCAGATGCCCATATGCCAAGATTACTTAATGAAGGTTTTAAATTTCATGATGTTATAGAATCTCATGTAATAGAAGATGATATTTATTGGCATATAGATAAATGGATTAGATACCCTATTTAATATTAAGGAGAAATCAACATGCAAAAAACCAAGAAATCAGTTGAAGTTACTAGAAAAGATTTAGATGAAATTATTATTGCATTTAATGCAGCGCATTTATATATGAAAGAAGCTAGCAAAAAAACTAATATTGCTTCTTTAAAGAAGCATTATATTAATGCAGCTAGAAAATATGAAAGACGTATGAATAAATGGATTATTAAACGCAATGATTTATTTGGAGGAATTTCGGCAAAAGAAATTATGGATAAATATTTGATAGTAAAATCTGAATTAACCAATAATTAAACCATAATTAATATTCTTAGGAGGTGAAGATATTATGTTATGGGATAAAGTTAATTATACAGCAGATATATCATATTTAACTAATATCTTCATTACTGAGTATGATATATCAAAATGCAACATAAATGTTTTATATACTAAAGGTATTATAGATAAATCTACTTATGATTATCTTTATAAAGCCGAACGTATGGTAAGACAGACATTTGTTGGTAAATTACAGAAGGATAATCCTAAGATTGCTAGAGCATTAAAAGATGGTATTATCGAAGCCAAGAAAATATTATTTGAAGCAAATGGTATTGAAGATAGAGATGTATTAAGTATCAAAAATGATGCTGTATTTCTAATCAATAAGAAACCAAAAATAACTAAATTTGGTTTAATAGAGTTTTTACCTAAAGGATTGTATACTTCATTCTTTAAATTTAGAGGTATTGAAGTATATTATTACTATAATAATGTGAATAAGATGGAATATATCGAAGTTAAAGGTATATCTGAAGAAAACCTAGCTAAGCATGAAGGATACTTTTTACAACTTCTTAAAGATGTATTTTATTCTATTCAAATTAATGGACCTGAAATATCACTTAGAATGATAAAAGATTTCTATATGGATTATATAACTAAAAAACTTCCTATAGAATATTATAGAAAGTTTGATACAGGTTCTAATTATCATTATATTTGTAATACAATGATCAATACAGGTTTTGAAGCAGAGTATGTGTCAGAACAATATAAAGATGTGATTGATATATCTTATAATTTAGATATATTAACACAATTACAAAGATACGTAGTTTCTATGTACTTTAATAAAAACAGATAATATTACCGTAGGGATTACTCCCTACGGTATATTTAATCTTATATTTTATTTTTTATTTACTTTATGGTCATTTTGTACATTAAACTGGATTACATATTCAAGTACTTTTGTGTAAATTTTTTCTCCAATAACTGCAGCTATTTGATTAGAATCATAAATAAGTGATAATTGTGAATACAATGTTGGTGATATTCTAGCTGGAACTAATTCACCTAAAGCAGTAGTAATTTCATTTTCTATTGTATTATTAATATAATATAATTGCTTTGGTGTAAGATTTATAGCAACATAATAATCAAGACATTCATCAATAATAAAATTAAGATGAGCTAATATATCCTGTTCTGAAAATTTAATCTTATACATTTCGATATCTCTATGCATAAGGTTTCTACTATTTAATACGTTAGCAAATTTTTTAGATATTATATAAACTGTATATAATGCTATAATTGCTATAATAATCCATATAATTTCAAATATTTTGTTCATTTTCCATGCTCCTTTTAGTCGTTTTTACATCTAGCAGTATGCATTATTTGTGATATTTCTGTAGATGTTTTTGCTTTTTTAATCCTATTAATCACTTCAGTGCCATAACAAAAATCTTTAGCAGCCCTAATAGCCTGTTTTCTATATTTGCTTAATTCATATTTTAAATTTTTTTCCGATTTTTCTGGTAATGGATTATATCTATTATCTATTGTACTAATTATATATGGGTTACTCATTTTTATCCACCTTCTTTTCTTCTTCATAATATTTTTGTATTCTTCTTATTTTGTCTTGCTTAATATGCAATACCTCATTACTATTAAGTTTAGGTAATGCATTAATATCTTGAAGATATTCAATAATAGATTGAAGTTCATAAAATTCTGTAACTATTTCATGTGCATGATCTTTTATAACTTTAGGATGGTGGCCTGTTAATTTAAATCTAATTGCTTTAGAGCAGGCTTTAATTATCTCACTGCATTCCTCCATAGCAACAATAAGCATATTTTTTGTTCTTCCGTTCATAATGACCTCCATTAATATTATTATATTATTGTAAATAATGTTGTTAAACATTAAAATAATGTAATATAAAGGAGGTTAAATTTCTATGATTGCATTTGAGAAAAATCCTGCTATCTTTGATCCAGGTAGCGAGTATTGTATTACTTTAGCAGCTACTAGAGGGTCATTAATAGATACTGATATATATTCTAGATTCATTTATTCATGCGAAAATAATTTTAGAAAACTTATTTTTTATAAAGGTTATAAGAGTTATCTTATGAATATGGGTTTTAATAGAGACCAAAATATGGCTAATATAACTGCTGAAATGGCAGATATACAATTGCATCATCATTTCCCAACCCTTAAGCAGGCAGCTATAATGATTACTGAGCATTTACTTAATACTAAAGGATGTGCGACTACATTTGAAGTTGTTCAACTTCTTGAGGAAGCTCATAGAAATCATTGGTTTTCTGTTATATTTTTATCTCAAACCCAGCATGAAGTATTTCATTCGGATCCTTCAAACTTTATATCATTAAAACAATGTGTTGGTAATGGATGGAAATTTATCGATAAATATATAGATGGAATGACATTAGATATCTCATTTAAGTTATTATTACAACTTAAATTAGAAGAGCAGTATGGAGAATCATTCTCTCCTAATCTTGTTAAAGCAAGAGAGCAGATCAAAGACTGGTCACTTAAAAATCCTATGTATTAAATATAAAGAGATAGGGGCAATCCCTATCTCAGTTTATTTTGCTAGCTGGTTGACATCTTATTAAATATTAAAGAAAGGGGTGTAAATTGTTATGATATTCCCTGAGAAGACTATTACAGATAATCCATTTGTGGATAATATATTGTATTATAGTAAACTCATAGCTCTTAATTGTACAATTAAAGATGAACAAGAAGCTTTATCTCAGGAAACGCCAGAAAGTTTAAGACGAAGAGAACTTCTAATAAGTTCTATAGAAAAAACTTCTACGTATGAGGTTTATGAATCGATTCCTGAAGAAATTCTTGAAAAATATGTTACTCCTGTAAGTAATATTGATATATATGCTAATAGCTTAGGCTCGTTACAAACATATATGAATTCATATAAAGTCAATGAGAGGAATGATATATTATCAAGGTTAAGCAATTTAGCAGCTAATATATATGCATCTCATTATGATATAATGATGAATCATTTATCTGAAATTGGCGATACTTGGATTGACGATAATAAAGAATTATTTGATAATTGTGTGAATGGTACTGCTAATTATAATAACTTATTCAAAGTAATACCATTTAAAACTAGATGTAATATTATTGGCACTTATATAAATAATTACGATAATACCAATATAGAAGATATTGCTAATGATTTATATTCATTTGAAGTTTATATTAATAATAGAAGCGATTCTTATATAAATGGTGAATTAAATAAAATCAGTAAAGCAATGAGAGATGTGTTTATTGGTCATTATACAATAATGAAGGATAGAGGATATCTTGAAAATGCTGTATCTGATTGGATACATTTCTTTGATGATGAAAATGCATATAAAAAGGCTATGAATGGAACAGCTACATATATGGATATGTATATGCTATTTCCAAATTATGCTATAATAGAATCTTTACTTGCTGTATTTGATGAAGATACTATACAAAATAACGGATTAGATAGAGATCCGGAATTATTAGATAATTATATTAAAAATATAGATCCAAATGGAGCTGTTAATGCATATAAACTTAATAAAGTTATGTCGGATAGATATTTAGAAAATTATAATATTTATCTAAATAGCATTTTATATTCAAAATGCTTAAATGGTACTACTGATTTTTATGAGCTTTATGATCATTTACCATTAGAGACTAGAAAAATAATACTCTCATCTATATTTGAAGAAAAAACAAATCTTCAAGAATATGCTGATTCTAAGAAATTATTTAATGCATATCTTAATACTCTTAATAGAGAAGAGAGAAATCGTATAAAAACGGCTATCACTGTTGATATGCAGAATTATTACCCTTCGCATCATGAAGAGCTTAATAATTATTATCGTACATTAATCGGACTTCCTCCATTAGATGATAATGGTAAAGTTATGGAAGATACATTAAAAAGTACATATGATGCTGAACATGATCAGAATATTTCGCTTACTCATAAAAAATTTATTGATCGACTTCCAGAAGGAGTATATCCAGAATCACACTGGAACCAAGAAATATATAAATTTGATGCATATGACATAGGTATATTAAATCAATATGGAATACTTGAAGACTGGCTAGTTGCATGTGGTTCAGATCTTAATAATCCGAGATATAAATATTTAAGATATCTTGGAGACGAAAAATTAGATTTATATACTTGCAGTAAAGCTATGAACTTTCAGCTTATTGGTATCCCGACAATAGATGATTCTGAATTTAAGCGTAAATTTACAGATACATATGTTGTAAATAGAGATTATATTATTAGAGCTGTATATTCAGAAGCACATAAATTCCAATCTGATTATTATGATAAATTTATTATAATATTTATACTTATAAATACTATAATGGACTGTCTTACTGGCATCACTGATCATATAATCAATAGAGAAGTATTTGATTCTCGTTGTATTAAATATTTATTTGAATCTTATGGAATTCCGTTTTATTCTGAAATACCTATAAAATATCAAAAAGCAATGTTAAAGAATCTTAATACTTTAATTAAGTTTAAATCAAGTACAAGAAACATGGTTGATATTTGTTCCTTATTTGGTTTTTCTGATGTAAGAGTATTTGGATATTATTTATTCAAACAGCGTTTGATAGATGATTCTACTGGAGAGTATAATTTAAAAGATAATATATATTATGATATATCTCAATTGTACGTTCGCCATGTAAATGGTGATGAAGTAGATTATAATGGAGTTAGATATTATAATTTACCTAAATATTTGAAATTATATCCCGTAGATGAAAATAAATATACAAAAACTATTAGTGTAGAATCAGAAAAAGATCCTGTAAGAATTTTAAATAATGATAGTATAAAGAATGTATATATACGTGAAAAAAGTGAAGATGATAAAGGTAATGATATATACGAATTTATACCTTTTAAAGATTCAAGCTATTTCACACAAATAAATGCTAATACTGCACCTGCAGAACTTAAATTTATAAAAGTTCCAATCGATGAGAACTTATCAGCATATAAGAATGATCCTGATTATATTGTGCCATATGATGAAGTAGTATATCAGGATGAGGGAAATACTTGGCATGGCGGTGAAGATTATAATGTATTATATAATAAATTACTTGACCATGAATTTAATGCCGTTAAAACCAAGTATATATCAGTAGAAACAGTTACAGATATGACAGAATTATCATTCCAAGTTTCATATTTTTACAATATGCTATTTGATAATATGTATTCTGAAGATAATCTTACTGTAGAAATACCTCATATTAAAATAGGTCATAAATTTAGATTTATGGATGTAGTATGTTATTTATTCTCTTTAATGTATTTATATAATGGATTAGAGGATAATATAATGTATTCTCCTACACAAATGCTTTATATTAAAGGATACGATTTTAATAATGATACAAATACTGTATTAAAAAATATATTTAATTATGCACAGAAAAACCCTGTTACAGATGAGGATATAGAAAACTATAAGCGTGAATTTAATATAAATGAAAGAATATCTGAAGATGGATATGATTATCGTAAAGCATTCGAGCATTGTAATATGAAAGCGTTTAATCTGGAATGCGATGTTGATAGATTAGAGACTTGGCTAAACAATAATTTCCAGATGTCTCTTGATGATTTTGTAGTACAAGATAATCCAGATCCAATGCAAGATATAACACTTAGAAGCTTTTTCTCACTTAATAACTCGTATTATCAAAAGAGTCTTTTCACTAGCGATAACTTATACCCTGTTCAATCTAATCAAAATATTAAATATGCTTTTGGATATGAATTATTAAAAAAGACTCCTATAGAAGATATTAATGATAATAAACATGAATATTTAGATAATAATACTGAAGTAATTACTGATTCTTCAGATACTATATATATTATGGATCATACCAAATATATTAGTAATAATAAGGGAGATTATGCTATATATTATAAATATAATCGTCAAGATGATGCATTTGAAAAATTTAATAATACAATTTATCATACAAATAAAGTATCTGGAGGATTGTATAATAGGCTTTTCAATGGTAAGATAGCAATAGCAGATAAAAATGATAATTATATTTTTGCAGCAGATGCTTATTTCATTAAAAAAGATAAAATATATGATGAAATCATTGATGAAGAATATTTTAGAGAAGATAATAATAAGCTTAGTGATTACGATAAGATATTTAAATTTGGCGAATATTATATTTATAAAGATGGTAAATGGGTTCTTGATGATGAAAATTGTTATGTGAAAATAACCCAAGGTACTGATGTAATTTATGATTTATTAAAAAATGCCGATAATTATGAAAATATTCTTGTTTTAGATGATGATAGTTATGTAAAAGATATAGATGGTCATTTTATAAGACTATCAGAAACAGATTTTTATAAAAAGAAAGAATCTGGTGAAGATTATAATGGCTATGTATATACAGAAGAAGATTGCTATATTAAATCTGCAAATAATAAGAAAACAGAATTTTTCGATCCAACAGTAAAACCTAGAGTGTATTATGAAAAACTTAGTGATTATTATAATAGGACTAATTATATTATATCTGATACATATTATATATTAAATAGTAATGGTGAATATGTAGCTCAATCTAATTTAATCGATCCAAATAATTGCTATTATAAAGATGAAAATAATGAATATCATCTTGTTATAGAATCATTATCAACAGTAAAAGAATATGATGCAGATAAATATAAAACAATTAGTTCTTTATTTATATTACAAAGCGATAATGATTATGTAGAATATACCAAAGATGGTGATATATATCTTAAGAAATTTGATATAAATAAAAGATATGTATATAATTCTGATTTTGAATATATTACCGTATTAAATAAGAACGATACCTATGATTCAAATAATATTATGGTAGTAATTTTTAATAAAGAACTTACTTCATATAAAGAAGATAATATAATAAACACTTCATATGATCCAGAAAAATCGGACGGCGTATGGGATGAGAATGATTGGTATTATTCTGATGATTATTTAGGTGAACATTCATGGTATTATAAAAATCCAAATGGAACCACTGTAGAACCAGAGGAAGAGGAAGAAAAAGATGCTGTAGGTTCTGGATTCTATATAAAGGCATCATCATATTTAGATGAAAATATTAAATTAATAGAAGGAAATAAATATTATTTATCTCTAGATATTAAAACTAATTTTACTGGAACCATTCAAATCGCATGTGTAGCAGATAATACAGTATGTGATGGTAAAGGATTATTTATCAATAGCCAAGCTAGAATATATTCTGTTAAGAAAGATGAAGAACAACATATTGATCAAATATTTATAGCTAATGATATAGAACAACCTAGATTAGTATTCTTAATTTATGATTATGAAGATAATCCTATTAATTTTGGTGATTTAATCGAAATTGGTAATATTAGATTCGTTGAATCTTATAATAATAATTATATAGCTCAGGATATTCCTTCTTATGATAGATTACAAGAGCTATATAGAACAAATGAATCTATATATAAATACCTTATTGCTCTTATGGCTAATACAGATGATTTACGTACTTATAATATTTATAAGCATATATATGATTCTATGATGACTGCTAAATATAATAAAGAAGCATTTAAACTAGAAGAAGGTAGGTATGCAAAAACATATACTGATTTCTTAGAAACAAGAGATGCTGTATTATATGAAAAACTTTGCTATTTTAAATCACTCGACCCAGATGCATTGCGTAAGCAAGTTGCTGATAATATAGTTGAAGTTTCATATGCTATTGATGACTGTATTGATACATATTCATATGGTTATCTTTATTCATATTTCCCTGCGGTATCTGCATCATATATTCAGCAGTATATTATTAAGATTATTAACTTCTTTAAATCATGGAAAGTACATCTTTTAGGTATTAATACTGTATATAAATTTGATGATAAATTAGAGAATACTATAAAAATTCTTGAACGTCATCAAGAGCGTATAAGAATTGATGATGCTAAGGGTAATGTATTTATTTATGGTGGAGTTAAGATTAATCCTATGGATTCTATAACCATGAATGAAAATGGAGAAAAAGTATCGTATTCAGAGTTATTCCCTGATTTTGTTGAGCATTCACATAAATTAAATGATCATTATACTATACATGATAGAGTTAGAATTATATCTTCCACTGCAAATGGATTTGATCATTTCTATGATAGTGATAATGAATTAATGCTTAGATTGAATAATATAGAAACTAAGGTTTCTATTGATGAAAATAATAATCTTGTAATTAATTCAGATAAGTATAGTATTTCAGTTGAAGATAAGAATAAAGCTATATTGACAACTGATGAAAGTGATCATGAAGTATTTGGAATACAACGTATTGGTGAAATAAATTCTAATACAATTGATTTAACTAATTAAAATATTAGAGGCTATTATAAACTAATAGCCTCTATTCTTATATATAAGAATGGAGGTAACAACCAATGGATGAAATTAGATATCTTAAAGATTTTAATAGACCTAATGATGAATATAAAATGGGTAAGAATGGAATATTATTACCCACACAGCAAAGAGTAAACTCAAAGATTAATATTTATAATGAGCAAACTGGTGAATTAATTTTTGAGGGACATAATAAAACAGTTATTGCTGGTTCTGCTCTTACAGCAATGAAATTATTTGATCTTGATAGAAATGTTCTTGATAGAACTCCAACATACGATGAAGAATTAGATCTTGATAAAGGAGCTAATGGAACAACAGATGAACCAACTGTACTTATAACAAATGGTAATTCTACTATTGCAGAAATTCCTGATGAATGCCAGAGAAAGATTATTGGATTCTGTGTTGGCCAGGGTGGTGCAGGTTTAGATATATCGGATGTATTTGATGTAGCGTATTGTTCTCGTATAGAACCAAATATAAATACGATTATACCATTTAGATATCCATTAAGAAAAGATGATGTTGGCGTAAATGGAGTTAATGAAGATATTTATAAAGGCCGTTCTAACTTACCAAATAAAATTGATCCAACAATAGATAGAAATGCTTATTATTTTAAAACATTTTCTAATACTCCAGCATTAGTACAAAATTATGTAAATACAATTGGTACAGCTACAGAATCTGTAAATAAAGCTACAGTATATTCAGATTCTGCGCCTGCTGATAAAGCACAGTCTTATGTGGAACTTCATTTAAAGATTACTAAAGAAGATTGTAGAGAATTCTTTATCGCTCATACAGGTATCGAGAACGCAAAAATCAATCAGATATCTTTAGTATCTGCATGGACCAAGAAAGTTACACTTGAAGATACTAAAGATAATAAGGAAGTAGAATATTTCCAAGATATTAGACCTTTTAGTGTAATTAATATACCTAATGAGATTATTTCTAATCATGAAAAATCTCTTAGTATTGTATACTCACTTTACTTTTAAATAAGTTACCCGTAGGGAGTAATCCCTACGGGTATATTTTATTGTAAATAAAAATATGCTTTATAAATATCTATATGTGTGGCAGGTACATCAAAAGTTACAGTATATTCAGAGCCATTTAAAGTAAAACACTCTGTAACATCTTTACCAGTTTTCTCTTGAATTATACGATAAAGAGCGTAATCACCTTCTGGTACTTCTATTGTCGCAGATATACTACCTGGATAAATTACAGTATAATTTGTTTTGATATAATTTAAATGATTAATATCAGATACGTCCATGGTTCTAATCATATTTAAAATAATATCATCTTTTAATTTTGCGCCTGCAGATATTATAACTGTATCACTATCATCTGGATTAATTAAATCTTCTCCAATAGTAAGTCTTTCCACAAAATTAGGCACAACTTCAGCTTCCGTTATTTTATCTAATCTAATATCAAAATCTTCTGGTTCATAAAAATTATTCTGTGCCATCTGCATCACCTCCGCTAATCGTATTTATAGCTTTATCTAATTTTTCTGTTGATATATCACCTGTGATGCTATCAATAATACTACCACTTAAAGCATCAGTAACACCAAATGATTCAAATACAATACGTTCACCAAGTTCTGCACGCACAAATAGTGTAATTGTATTATTGCCATTATTAGAATAATCTAAGTTTTCAAATAATCTTATACCATTTCTATATACATTTATAATATCACCATCGCAATAATCAAGTCCGCTAAAATCTATCACTGTTTCTTGATCCAAACACGTATGTATCCATCTTAAAGGAAATATTTCATTTATACCACTTAATAATACCGCAGTTCCTTTAGATTGACCACCTGCTGGGTTTGATTCTATTTTAAATTTAACAACCTGATTTGATCTAAATCCTTTGTTAAGTTTGCCTCCATTAGGTGTTCTTATATCATAATAGTTATATGAATTCGTATCTTCTTTATATATGCCAAAAGATAAATCAATGCTATTAACTATTGCCTTTTTGGATGCCTTTATAGTAACAATAAACACATCTCCTACATTAGGTGATGTGTTTTTATTGATAAGTATTTCATTTTTATCATCATTATTATCACTTATATCAGCACAATAAAATACTGTTTGGTTATTAGCTTCAATAGCTTGAGATAGCTCGTCATGTAATCTTGCTACTGCTTTAGATGTAGCAACTGAATTGCTATTTGAAAGAATATAAGAATCAGATACCAATTCTAACTTACTAACTGGGATAGTATGATTTGCAATATTATTACCAGACATGAATTTTAAATTTGACCCTTCAGGATCTTCATTAGTGCTATCATAAACACTATTAAATATCCATACCAAATCAATACGTCTACCCTTTTCAATTGGTTCATCAAAAATTATGGTACCATGAGTATATTCATCTCCATTTGTAATTATTTCATATCTATCTCTAGCTATAAATGTAGTACCTATACGCAATTCAAGCATATCTTGATAATTAGGAAATAAATATTCAAATTCAAAATTATTATAATATTTATCATCTTTTGAAGTTCCACAGTCATTTATACCGGCACGTATATACGTGATAGCAAATCCTAATTTGGTCATATTATCAAGACGTTCTTGAATAGTATTACCTTGTGAATCATATACATTATCCGCTGAAGTCACAGGCAATTGTATATTACCATCAATGGTTTGTAATAATACATTTTTTGTTGTAGGATCTAATAATTTATCTTTATCATTATTATAATCAAACCCACTATTATCTTCAGCATGAGAAAAATTCCTATATATAAAACCAATAATATCTTTTAAATTTGTTGGTCCATCTATACCTTCTATTGAAAGGGTGAAATTATTAGCACTAATCTCTGGATTAAGATTTGCTGCTTCATTTATTATTTCTTGCGTTATATCTATATATTTTTTAGGATTACTATGATGAGTTATATAAATATGATAATTTTTATCTTCACCATAGTTAATCATAAGCTCATTACATTGGCTTAAATCACATTTTTCATAAGCAAGAGGTTTAAGAGGTATTCTACCATGCTCAAATTGATCATTTAAAGATGCCATTATTATTGTCCTCCTTTATAATTATTTCATTACAGAAATGTTCGGCTCCTATATTTGCGCTAGATTAACATTTAAATAAATATATAAGTTAGGAGGGATTATAATGGGATTAAAAGAAAAAATTGCTGCTCGTAAACATAAACGAGAAAAAATAAAACAAGAAAAAGAACAGAAAAGGTTTAATCAAAGACAAGAAGAAATGAATAAAACTTACAAAAATAAAAAGCAAAAAAGTGATTTTAAATCTCTTCTTGCTCGTCTTAAATTTGAGACTTATACTAAACGTCTTGTTGGTCTTGTTGTATTTGTAGGTTTAGTAGACTTGCAGCTTTCATACATTTTAGCATTTTTAGGAAAAGAACAGATTGCTGAATCATTATCTAATCAAATTTGCGTAACACTTTTAGGTACTGTATTAGTATATGTAATAAGAGCTCATTTTGATACAAAAGCAGAAAAGAATGACGAACTTATTAGATCTGGACTTATTGTAGATAAAAAGAAAAATGTAGTTATTCCTAAAGAAGTTATAGAAAACAAAATACAAGAAATTATAAATAATTCTGGATTAGCTGACCATATTAATGCAACATCTTGTGATACTGAAATGGAAACAGAGAATCCAGAGGATTCAAATTATGTTTAAAATATTTTTATAAAGGAGAATATTAATAATGGATAAAGATTTAATTAAATTACTTATTGAATTAGGTTTAGCTGTAGTAGCATTTATTTTAGGTAGATACATTCTTCCTAAATATAAAGGCAATATTCAAACTGCTGTATCACAGTTTGAGTTTATTTTAAAATACGCTGAATCATTCTGTGCATATGCAAGACAGTTCTTAACTACGTCTGGAGAAGAAAAGATGGATGAAGTTGTTAAGAAATTGAAAGAATTATGTGTTAAAGAAGGTATTCAGGTAGAAGAAGAAACTTTAAGAGCTATTGCACAAAAGGCATATGACGCAATGGTAGCTGCAGAAAATAAAGCTAAGATTGTTATAGAATCACCTGCTGCAATAGAAGAAGTTAAAACCTTTGAACCTGTAGAAGCTGAAACTACTGAAGAAAATAAATAATTAATTATAGGTAAGGGTTAGCGCCCATACCTATATATTTAGGCCGGCTGAACATTCTTATAATATTTAGATAAAGGGAGGTAATTAATATGCCGTCTTTAGATACATTGATGAGTTATCATAGACTTAAAAAAGGTCCATTAGACGATAGTGAAATTTTTTCTTCTGTAAAAGATCTTATGAACTATTGCACTAATGGAGCTTGTTATAATGGACAACGAGTAGCTGTTGATAACGGTAATTTTATAGTTGAATATGTAATTAGAAATAATATTCCTATAATAGATATGAAGGGCTCAGAACCAATATTTAAATCTGGATTTAATTTTTCTGAAGATTCAAATACATCATATGGATTATTAGCATTTGAAGGCAAAGCAAGTAATATTATAAATAGTAATAATTTTATTTTTGATGAAGATAACCTTAATATACTTAGTCAATTAGAGATCTTTGCTGATGATGAAGAAAATATTAAATTTGCTATAAATGTAGGTAGCGACACTACATATATTAATCAAAGTACAGCTATTACTATAGATGAAATTATACAACTATTATCTAATGAATTGACTAATATTGCTGATTTATCAGTGAAAATTTATGTTAAAGCACAAGATTATTATAATGCTTTAAATAACTAAATGAGAGGAGTGAATAAATATGGCAGAATATAATCTCGGTCCTTTTAGAATTAGGCCTAGAGGTGAATATAAAAGTGACGAAACTTATAAATATCTTGATGTAGTATCATATAATGGTGGATCATATTTATGCACTAATAATGATATTATAGATGATATAGGATGTACAGGAGTAGAACCTACCAATTCTGCATACTGGATGCAACTTGCAAGCAAAGGTGAAACTGGTAAGTACGAAATAATGTATCATACTATAAAGAATTTAAATGAATTTAAAGATAGTGTATGGGATTTTAATGAAACAGATAAAATATATATAAATAATGATTTTACTGATATATTGGAAATTATAAATGTAAAACCTGGATATTGCGGTGCTATATTAACAAAAAATCGCAATTTAAAATTACCAATTAATAGTAATTTTTCAATGGATTTTAATTATGTAAATATAGTTGATGAAAATCAAAATTATTTATATACATTTATATATGCAGATATGGGCGCTGGAGAAAAATTTATATGGAATAGGACTGTGATAAACAATGAATAGTCAAAGTATATATATGGATTCATTGAATCTACTTCATTTAAATAATCACACTCCAGTAAATAGAATATGTGATATTCATAAAAATCATAATGATTTTGTTAAAGATTTACAATATACAATAGGCAAACCAATATATAATATGGATGCCGGATTATATAAAATAATATTTGATGGTATTGAATATATTATTGATGTATATTTTAAATTAACAGAATCTAATTTTCTTATGATTAATAGTAAATATGATATCACTATTTATGTAGCTGGAAATCCATATCCTGTAATACCATATAAAATTAATAGTACTAATAATGGATCTTCTTATGAGATAAATACTGTTAATAGTGATATTGATACAGTTGTTATAAGTGGTGCTGAAAAAAGAATAGAATACCTTACATTCAGAAGTCAGCATGGTTCTGATAATGATATTGTAGAGATTCCATTAAAGTATTCTCTTGGTAAATTAAAAAATGGTCTTACAGATTATTTTATTATTAATACAGCACAGCAAACTGCCCATATAATATTAAATACTTATAAAGAAATGCTAACTAATGGATTAGATTATAATTACGTTGAAGAGCTTTCTGATAGAGTAGAAGCTAATACAAAAGATTATTATATATTCTTTATAAATCGTCAGATTATTAAAATAAGTGGTGATATTTACTGTACTGATTTTAAACCTACTACTTATAATAAGCTCATTAGTAATGAGACTATTACTGAAAATTATATTGCAACTGGAACTTATTTAAACAATAATGGTATATGGTTAAAAATAAAAAAATCATTATTTAATATTACTGATAAAGAATTGGAATATAATGGCACTGATATTATTGTTAATAGATTTAGAAAATGGATTAAAGGAAGAATGCAATCTAATCCAATTTATGTAGAATATGAATTATCTAATACTATTTTTAGCACAATTCTTATAGATGATTACCATATTAAAACATGGTATCCTAATACAACAATCTCATTAGAAAATAATTATGATTTTTCTATTTTTTATAAATCTCTAAAATCTGGAGGTGAAAATAATGCATTGGAATAATGGACGATTTCATGGCGTTGTTACAATACAAGATACATTAAATATAACAGATAATAGATATAATGCTATTACATATAAAGATGATATTACAAAACATGGCGTAGAAGGTGTTTGTACAGGAACTATTTTTGGAAATTATGATTGCACTGATAGTTATCTAGTTGGTTTAGGTGCAATTATTGCATCAAAAAATAATAAAACAGACTCACAAACTTCTAGATATATATCTCTTGATAAAAATAATGGCATAGCAATTACAAACTTGTATGCAGGTACAAACGCTGATGTGAATAAAAATATTTATATGAGAAGTAATTCTGGCTTTATACATCTTGCCGGCCAAAGTATTATAATAAATGATATCTGTAAATTGCGCAATGATTTAATAACAGAAGCAAATAAAATTGCTATTACTCATGATTATACTAGCACTACTTTTGGCGATGATTCAATTATCACTAATATTAATGGATCTAATGTAAATATTGCCGGTGATACCACTGTTACCGGTGATTACATATATCTTAATAAATCAGGAACAGAAAATTCAACTTATATCAAACTTGGTACTGACGCGATAGATGGTGCAAGCGATGGTATCGATATATCTACTAATGCGAATGAAAATATTCGTATTCAAAGTGGAAATAATATTAATTTAATGACAGATGGTGGACTAGTCAATATATCAAACAAAGCAATATCAAGCACCGATGAACATATAGCTATTAATCTTTATAAGAATTCAACTACTGATGCTGTAGTTACGACGTATGGTAATTACACTTCAGATGCTACTCGTCTTGCAGGTATTAATACAGGGCTTGTATCAAAAAATACAGCTACTGATGAAAATAATATTAGAAATATAATACTTAATCAAGATAATGGTATATCTATTATAAATAACGCACCAAGTGATGATACAACGTCAAATAAAAATATTTATATCGCTAGTAAAGCAGGTATTGCAAGTATTTCCAGCGGAGAATATGAAACTACTATTGATAATGGCGATGGCACTACTAGTATTATAACCAATCCTAAAAGACGTATTAGATTGGGTGACGGGGTGGCAGGAACAGAAAAAAATGGTATAGGTATTGTCACATATGATGATAACGAGCATATCACCATTAATAGTTCTAAAGGTACTTTAATCCTTGCAGGAAATAGCGGTGTTACTATTTCTGGCGGCGTAACAATTAATGGTAATGCTACATTAAATGATAGCTTAATAATTACATCTGATATATATGGGACAGATGATCCTTCAACCGCTATTACCAACCCAGTTGCTGGACAGCTTTATTTTAAAATTATTTCTTAATATTTAAAATTTTATATTAAGGAGGTGAGATAGTATGGGATATTATTATTTAACAGGTGATGAAAATAAAATATATAATAGGGATCCAGCAATAAAAGATGCCGGTTCTGCCGTATATACTCAACTTAAATTTCAGAATGGCGTTTTATATAATTCATCAAATGCAGCTATATCGAATAATACTATAAATATAACTCATGAAGGCAATAATTTCCCAATTACAATTGCAGTAGCTGCAAATGGAGTACTGACTATTACTTTTAATACTACAAGCAATAAATATTTTGGTGCTGAATATAATACTAATACAGGTGAATGGGCTTTATCTGGCGCTGTTGGTTATGAAATTGTAGGCGGTAATGGGACTAGAACAACTGAAGTAAAAACATTTTACTTTAATAATTACGGTTATAGTTATTCAGGAACAGGATCAAGAAGTTTTACTGTAAATTTAAATAACTATACTTCCCCTATAAAACTTAGGCTTTTATGTAACTTATGCGATGGTTATGGTTTCGATGGAACTATACACCCATCTCAATCATTTGTTACGTTAGATACAGGTGGAGGAGCCACTGCAACATGGGAAATTAGTACACATGAACATGTAAGCGCACCTGGTGTAAAATGTAATGATAGAACCAGTACAAGTATTACAGTTGGTGGTGGTACACATGTAAGAATGGTAAATAGTGATGGTGCTAATATTACTGGATATGATTGGGTCCCATCACCTAATACGTATACAGGATTGAAACCTTCTACGAGTTATTATTTTAAAACAGGCAATTCTTGCGATTGTGGTTCTTATATGGCAGTAAGTGGCCATGAACGAATATCAACCTTACCAGCTACACCATATTCTGAAGATACCACTCAGCACACAATAGAATTAGCTACTGGAAGAAATAATTATGTAAGAATGACAAATGCTAAAGGAAATACTGGTGATTGGGTTAAAGCTCCATATTTTTTTGAAGGTTTGGATGAATATAAAACATATTACTTTCAAGCTGGAGATTATTATGATGGATATGGTTACCTTGCTAGTGACGTTATACCTATAACAACTTTAGCTCATAAAGCAGTAGGAGTTCCTACTTTTTCTAATGTAAAAACCAAAACTATGACTATTACTGCTGGTGCTAATGGTACGTATGTAAAACGTGCAAATGCAGATGGTACTGAAATGGCAAATTGTAGTTGGCAAGCATCGCCATTTACTTATGATCAATTTGAGCCTAAAACAACTTATTATTTTATTTCTGGTTATAAGTGTAATGGGTGTGGAAAAATGATAAAAAGTGGGGTATCACATACTACTACAAAAGAAAGATTTACAGTAAATGATTGTAGTGATAAAGCATCCGTTTCAGCAACAACTTTAAAAGTTATACAAACTTGGAATGAAAAAGGATCAGAAGGAATATCATGTAAAATTACATGTAATAATAAAGAAAAAACAATATCTACTAATGGTGGTTATGCTGTATTTACAGGTTTAACTGCAGGTGGTACATATACAGTTAGCTATACAGTTACAGATGATGAAGGTAATACTTCTACAGGAAGTTATAATAAAACAACTAAGAAAGCATTTATTAATAATGATGCCGCACATCCCATAACTAAAACATCTAGAATTATTAGATTTTCTGGTAACTCTAATTATAGCAGTGACACAATGCAACTTGCTATAGATGATAAAGATTGGGTGAATGTGAATCAAAATACAACAACTGCAGCGTTGGATGGATTAACTCATAATACCAATCATACTTTAAAATGTAGAATAAAAGATTGTTATGCATATACTGATAAGGGTTTATTATCATCAATTAATGATAGTAATATTGATACGCTAACAATTAAAACCCACGAATTAACATTAATAGGATCTGTTATTGAACAACATCAACATTCATTAATTACATCATGGCAAGCTAAAGTTAATGGAGCTAATACGGATAAAGATGCTATAGACGGTACTTTATTTACTTTTGGAACTTTAACTACTACTGCATCATCGGCGACTGACTATCAAACTCCCAACGATAATAATGTCAGTCAACATTTAACAAGTAATCCAGCAACAACTGGAGTTTACTGGAGCTATAATGCAGATAAAAAAGAATATGAGTTAGATAGAAATATATATTCTAACAATCTTAAATGGTATTATTGTAAATATACCATTACAGCAAATATAACAGATGGATATAATACAGTGGCTGGTACTGTTGATGGATATACTACATTTCCATATTCTATAATATATGATGAAGTAACAAAAGAAGATGGTACAAAAACAATAGGACCTAAAAAAGCGATACCTTATATTTATAATGGATCTAATTGGGTTCCTGCGGTTGCCTTTGTTCATAATGGAACTAAATTTAAAGAATCTAACGGAGAGTAGAAATACTCTCCGTTAATTTTACGCGAATATGAGATGCTTTTACGGAGCAACATTATAGTAAATTAAATATTACGTATTCTAGGGAGGAGGCAATTTATGGATACAAATGCCCTTATAATATTATTGGTATCATTATTTATTATAGCTATAATAACAATAGCTGCAGCAGTGTTAGTTATTGCATCAAATAGAAAACTTATAACTACAAGTAATAGTAATAAGCAAGAACGCGAAACATTAAAAGCTCTAGCAGAACGAATAGTAGATAATTCTAATACAGATAAAAATAATCCTGGAAAGACATTTATGAATACCATGGTCAAACTTAGAACTGCTACTAAAGAAAATTGTATAGCTGCAATGAATGAAATAGATGCAGCAAGAATTGCAATATATCTTTTTCATAATGGTACTAAATCAACTCATGGTATGCATTTCTTTAAAATGTCATGCATGTGTGAAAAGGTAGCTATCGGCAGTGGTGTTAGAGAGCGTATGATGGAGCATACAAATATTCCTATAAATTTATTTGACGAAATGTTCGAAAAGCTCAATACTTATAATAGATATATTATCATGAATGATAAAAATGTTAATGATACTAGTCATAAAATCTTTATCTCTGCAGAAAAAATAAATTATGTGCAGCTTATTGCTATCTATGATATTGATAATAATATGCTTGGATTTATTTCTGCTGAAATGAGCACATCGTATTCAAAAGAAAGCGCCGATGAAGAAAAGAAAGTGCTTGATGGATTGTCTAAGCAGTTAACCCCTGTATTATCATTCTCAGAATATTTTAATGACCCATCTGTTACAATGTAATATTTTCAGCATGAGCGTTTTGCTCATGCTGTATATTATTGTGAATTTGACATTTTAATAAAATATTTAGGAGGTTTCAAATTATGTCTAAAATTTATTCTATAAATAATGAAGAAGTCCCTTCAATCGAATATATATCAGAAATAGTTAAAATGATTAGTGATGAGATTAAAACTCTCAATACAAATTTCAATGGATTTCCATCTATCAAAACTAATACAGAACAAATAAAAATAGATACTATAGAAAAACAAGATATAAATGCGTCATCTATTAAAACTGATCCTAGACATAGATTTATTAATGAAGCACTGTTGACCACATTTGTTAATAAACCGTCTAATTTTGAAATAGAACAATCTTTAGATGCAGTAAAGCAAGAGTTAAGAGAAGAGATTGAAAAGTCTTATATGAGAATTATAAATACTCCTAATGCTATTATTAAGCTTAGAGATATTTATACTATATTGAATAATGAAAATGCTATAAATGGTTTATTAGATACATTATCTTATAAAGTAACTATGGAAGATTTTAAAGAGCATAAAGATTCTTACGTTCATTTAAATAATAATGATCGTAAAGCACTTAATATTCTTCTTAAATGTGTTACAAATAATTTTGCAGATTGGAATGCAAAAGATGATGAAGTAAATGCTATAAAAAATAAACCAACCTCATTACCTGCAAATGGTGGTAATGCAGATACTATAGCAAATCATGGCATTAAAGAAGTAATCAATAGAGATGATGATGATTTAGTTGTTGGTGTATTTGGTTCAAATTATAGTAGTGATACATGTGATATTTATACTACAACTGGAGAGATTGATTCTGACTTATTTGCATCAGAATTATCTAATATCAATGGTGGTACTGTATTATTTAAGAAAGGATCGTATAGTATTGCTGATGTATATGCTCAATTCAATAAAAAAGAGCCTATTATATTTAGAGGTGTTAATTATAAATTATCAACTTTAGCTGTAAATGATTTAGTGATGAATAATACTACATTTAAAGATATTAAGATTAAAGATTCAAAAAGTGTTGTTATTGAATCTGAAGTAGATTTAGAAAATGTAATATTTGAAAATTGTAATATCATGATTAACAAATCAAATTGCTGCAATATTAAAAATTGTATATTTAACAATTGTAGTATTACAATACAAGGACCTATTACAAATAATATTATAAAATGTAATAGATATATTTATACTGCCCCTATAAAATATTTAGGTGGAAATAATATAATAACAGAAAATTTATAAACAATAGATATCCGATAGGGTTTACACCCTATCGGAATTCTTATCCAATTCTTTAATTAAAATAATTGTATCATTTACATACTTCATATCTACATATATACCTATAACGGTTCTTTCATTTACTATGCCATCTTCAATATGAGCAACCATTTTGCTCCAATCCATTTCATATTTAAGATGCTGAGAATTATTAAACATAATAAAATTAAGGAACACTGCAGGGCATATTGCAATTCTTTGAGTATAATCAAGTACCATTCCAATTTCTGTTCCAGCAAATAATTCTTTAAAATCAATATCTAATGGTTTCTTCAAATCAGTTTCATCTACAGCATATTCTGTTGATGTTAATAAAGCCCAATGATTTTGATCTTCTTCTGGTATAGTTGTTAATGAAGCTTGCATTATAGTTATAGCTGCATCATTAATACTAGGACCTGGAGTTAAGTATTTATGCTCACATCTTTCAGAATAATATGTATAACAATGTGGTGCTGTCATTTCAACTTCAACTGGAAATTCTATATTATAATTAGTTGTAATAGAATTATTTCTTTCACCATCATCCATAGAAGGCATCTCACTCTTAATATGAACAACACAATTTGGCACTCTAATAAAATATTCATTATTGCCAGTTGTACAACGAAGTTTATACATAAATGGTATTAATGAAAATCTATTAAGATAATTTAATACTTCTATAGGATTCTTAGGATTTCCGCTTTCAGTCAATTCAAATCCATTATCAAAAGCAATCTGTTTTATTATATCCTTTGGTACATGAATGTCCATATCTTTATTAAGAGTTTCTGTCCATCCAGCTCTATGTTTAACTTTAATAAATTCCATCATATCAAGCTGTTGTCCACGAGTATTTAATCTTATTTTATATGTGAAATTCATCTTAATAGTTTTAAATAATAATTGTAAATGCAATCCTTTATTATGTTGCACATCACTAAAGAATGTACCTTCAAAACGTGAGCGTCTTAACAATGTAGGTATTTCAGGATTACTATCTATCCATTCTCTATTATAAGAAGGATCAATATTTGGAACTATTGCTAATAATGGATTGGTTCTTTTCATTTTTTGATCCATAGTTGATAATTTTCTAAACTCATCAAAACTATGAGTGCCATCAACATATACCGAATTAAAATATTTTTCTGGATATTTATCTAAAAACCACTGTAACATAACCTCTGTACATACAGCAAATGCTTGTTGTTGAGATGGTAATATAACACTGGTTCTCATTAATCTAGGAGTCTTTTTAGTATATGCTTCATATGGATTAAACGGTCTTAAATTTTTATGTTGTAAAGCCATAAAAGATCCCTCCTTATTTAAATTTATTATTTCAATGTCAAGCCAAAAAAATAATAATAGTAAGGCGAAATAAGAGGTAGACTATTTATCTACCTCTTTATCGCATTCAGATTTAAGTAAATTTAATAAAGCATCATAACAAGCTTGTATAATCATTATTTTACAGCAGTTAAGTGTTTTACCATTAGAACGATTACCAAATAGTACTTTATTTACTTCTGTCTGATAGCATGCAAAATTATCAATAGCATATTTAAGATCATTTAGAGCAAGTTCAGATTTATCCATAGCATGATAATAAAGTTTTAAGTGATTTTTAATATAATCAATTTGAGCTTCATAGATATCATCAAAGTATTCTCTTAATATAGATCTAAAATAATTATATCTATTACCAGTTATTGCAGACGCAATATCTATTGATTGTATGCATGCATTTTTTACTATGGTTCGCATATGATCAATTATAAATGATATAGATTCTATAGTAAACATAAATACCTCTTAACTAGAACATCTAGCATTGCTCATTATGCTAGATATTTCATCTGTAGTTTTTGCTGCATTAATTTTATCAATTATATAATCATCATATCCAAAATCTTTAGCAATCGATATAGCATCTTTCCTATAGATTTTCAATCTAACAATTCTTTCGTGTTCTTCAATTGATATTTTATCTTTTGCCATTGTTGCTTCTCCTTATTATTTTACATTTGTTGCTTTATTAAATGCTTTAGTTATAGCATCGTAAATAATATCATTATCACGTAAATACATTTTATAAAGATCCCATTTATAATTATCGAGCATATGAGTGCCGATAATATCTCTAAATACCTCTATAAAATACTTATTGATATTAACTTCTGTATTTATAGAAAGTATTCTTTCTTTTTGTCTAGATTTGATCTGATATGCGAGAACATGCATATTATTATCATCCCTATTAATTGTAACTGTAAAGTCATAAACTACAGCTGTATTTTTAGGAAGATCTAATTCAGAAAATGAGTACTGATTGTCATCATTAATACAGCAAGAGCTTCTATTATAATCAGGATATAATCCTCTTATTTTACTTACATCTGTACCAACCAATGCAAATTTAGCAGATGCAATATGTTTGTTTTGTGTTGTGAAAATTTCGATTTTCATTTTAATTTCTCCTTAATATGAAATAAATATTTGATAAAGGGTTTACCTTTTACACTATTATAATATGCAAATAATATTTTAAAAAATGACAGACCAAGGGATTTCTCCCTTGGTCTACTAAATTTATTTATTTTATTTCTTATTAGGTTTACGCTTTACAGGGAAGCCTTTAGATTTAAGATCCTTAACAAGATCAGTAGCCTTACCAATCTTATCCATAACAGCATCTTTAGCTTTTGTACCCTTACAGCAAGCTTTCTCAATCATAGCATTAACTGAAGCTTCACTTTCAATAAGAAGACCAATGCTCTTAGCAGGAAGTTTATTAGCTTCAGCTACAACATCAAGAGCTTCAGCCATACTTCTAATTCCAGCATCTCTCATAAAAGGAGCTAAGAACTGAGATTCTGTGTAATAGCCCTCGCCGATCTGTACTACTGGTACCATTTCAACGGTAGCAGTATAGTTTGATTCTGCTTCTTCGATATCACCGTAAGCAGTTCTAACTTCAGATTCTCTTACAACACGAGCAGTATCAGGAAGATCGATTGCAGCACATTCTGCAAGAATGCTAAATGTATCTTTAATATATGGCATAATAAAATACCTCCTTTTAAATTTTACTTTGATGTTTTGTCTTTGACAATAACACACATGATTTTATTAGTGCCAGAAGGAGCATTAGATTTAATATCAGCGATATGATTTCTAATATCTCCTTTAATTCTATCATTTTCAGGAAGATTATAAGAACCATCAGCATTGACATATATTTTATGGTTATTAAATACTTCCATTCTTTTCTTATCAAGTTCTTCTTTAGTTGCTTGCTCTGCAGCATCTATAGCATCAAGAAGATCTGGATTTATATAATTATAATAAGATTCAATAAATGGTCTATAACCACCACGAATTTTATTAGTAGGGATAAACATATAAGAATTATGTACCATATCATGCACAGTTGCAGATAATGGTATTAATCCAACCCAAGATATGTAATGAAGATATAAAACTTCTTCTGCCACAGCATTAATATTTAAATCTTCATTCATAGCAGATCTTTTTCTAAATACAATTACACAAATATCATATAAAGTAAATGGCGAATGATGAATTTCAATTCTTACTTTAGATTCTGCTTTATTAGTAACATTTTCTAATACAGCACATTCATTCATTCCTTCAATATTACGTAAATATCCGATAAATTGTCTATATTCAAAAGAATTTCTTACAATTCTTTCAAGGTCTGCAATATATCTATCAAATGATTTTGAATCATTAAAATCATATGGTTCCGCATCATAATAGGGTAACTCTTTTATATCTAATATGGTTGTACCACCATCAGTATAAATAGTATCAATAGGATTTAATCCCTCAACATTCATCATATTAGATCACCTCCAATTACATGAATGTTCACCCTATTCGATTGAATTGCTTTATTTTAGCGTCATCGTATTTGATTCAGCTATAGAATCTAATGCAGTTTTTGTATCTTCTATAATATCTTTATTAGTAAATTTATCAATTATAGCTTTAGCTGCATCGCATGCTACATCAGTTTTTGATTTATTTGTGCTTTTAATATCAATTTGTCTGGAAGATACTTCTGATTTAAAATATATCACTCTTTTAGATGCTAACTTATAATACTTTGAAGGCATAAATACATATTCAGTTTTACATTTAGAGCATCTTGTTTCTAATGCATCTGGATTAGTTTTACTTCTATTAAATATAAATTTATCAGTAGAATCACATTCACTACAAGTAAATGTATTAATATCTATTACATCATCATCCACATTTAAATCATATATTTCATCATCTTCAATAATATTTGTAGGGGTTGTTTCATTAGTTATGGCTGTATGATCATGGTCTATAATATATTGATCATGCTGATGTAACTCTTTGATTTTATTTTTTAAAAATTGTAATTTTTGTTTGATGAGTTTATATTTAGTTTGAGGTATATATTTATATATGCATAAATATGTATTATGCTCTATATCTATAAATATTACATAAGATGCATTTTGTATTGATGTGATATGTATATAACCATCTTTATTAATATTAGATTTATATTTACCATCTGTATAAATAGCATCTGTAGACGCATAAAAACTTCTATCTATCTGTATAACTTCATCAAATACTTCATATTTATCAAATAAGTTACATAAATCATCAAGTGTTCGTACCATTCAATATATCCTCGCTTTGTAATTCTTCATCATCAATTTCTATTTGTTCATCTATATCTTCATAATGGATGGCTTCATCTGCTAAAGCGGAGAATCTTTCATAATGCTCTCTAAATATAGTATCTAAAGATTCATCATCTATATCACCAGCAATACTATCATCATCAGGTTGCTTGTATACAGGCTCAAAAACCACTTTTAATTTTTTAGGTTTTGGATTTTTAAATAATGTTTCATATATAGGATAGAATTTTGATTTAACAAAATCTTCATCATTTAAATCAGTTAAACAAGCTAATTCATATAAGGCATTTGAATAATAAGCATTATAACTAAATATCTTTATAAATTTAAGAATGTCTTTACCAGTAAATCCATTTGGTAATCTACTCATAATAATCTCTGGATCTGCATAAGTGTACTGAGTATCTTCTATATATTTTAATTTATCATAATTATCTGGAGCATGATTATGAAATTCGAATCTGCTTATAATACCATCTTTTATAAGATTTTTAAAATGCTTTGAATAGCAGTTATTAGCAATTTCATCTGAAATTTTATTTAATA